ACAAATAAAATGGATATTTACATGCAAAAAAAGTTACTAGAACTTAAAGCTATAGCCAAAGCTTTAAATATTCGTGTTTCCAACAAGCGAAAACAACAACTATGCGAAGAAATTGTTGCCGTTTCAGGTCAACCACAGAATAAATCACCATGCCCTGATTGGCGTGGAAATCCAACCGTGAATCCAGTCACCAACAGAAAGATCAAGGTTGACGGTCCGGTTTATAAAAAATTGGAGAAAAAATGTGATGACCACATTCCATTGGTTCCACGACAACCATCTCCGACTCCAAGACAACCATCTAAACAGTCAAACTTCACCCAAGATGACTTGGAACCAGTAAACTATGACAGAATTGTCTTGTACAAGCAAAGTGAATTTTACAGAAAAAAATTGTTTAAGGCTGGAGAGTCCATAAATATTTTTCTTGTTGTTCAATTGTCTCAGATACTATACATTTCTTCGAACGTGTCTAACTTTGAAGAAAAATACCATCTTATGACTATGGCAACACAAACAATGTCTTCTTCCGGTTACAATTTGGACGGTTTGATCACTGTAAGATCTATTATAAATCTGTTTGACAACAACGATTACTCTGGATATATCAGAATATATCAAAAAGGTGGCAACGATGAAGAGGTTAAACATTATAAAAATTTAACCTCAGATCCACCTCAAAATCAAAAATTGTATAACATTGGATTTTGCTTCAGACCAACCAGAAAGGCAAAGTTGTATGTTGAGGTTTACCACTCATCAAGTTCAATAGTTTTAGTTTGTTGACCTTTTTGACTAACCAATACCCTAAATTACAGGGTCTTAATTCAAGATACAATATTTTGACTCCTCAAGATTTGGAGTATATTGACCATATTTGTGTTGACTTCAGTAAAAGTGGACATGTACCATCAAAAAACACATCAATATTAATTTTTAAAAAATTGGTTAGAGAGAAGTCTAAAACGAATAAAACAAAAACATTCGTTACAATTGAAGAATAATAAAAGTTTAACCAACAAGTTAAGGGCATTTTCTTTCTTACAAAATTGATTTTTTTTATAAAAAAAATGATTGATTAAAATGGCAACTTATAACTCCAAAAATAAAAAATGGGAAATTGGACCTATACAAGAATGGGAATCTTTATGTTTACCATATCAAAGATTTTTTTCTATGGATATTTCAACCTTTGCAGTAAAAAAATTACAACTAACGGGAAATATGGTTGAAGTACCCGCAGATTTAATAAAACTTTCAAAACTTGAAGAACTTGACCTTAGTAGAAATGAAATAGCTATATTACCAGATTTTATAGGAGAAGTTATGGTTAATTTAACCGAATTAAATTTAAGTCATAATGCTCTACAGAGTATACCCAATAATATTGAAAATCTGACAAACATGGTTAAATTAAATCTTTCACGTAATATATTAACTGGTATTCCAAATTGTATCAAATACCTTCCAAATTTGAAGTCAATTGACTTGTCTTACAATTCAATCAATGATGTATTTGACTATATGTTTGATATATTTGACGAATCGACCACTTTTTATCTTGATGGATGTAATTTTACACAAGAACAAGTTGCTCAAATTATGGAACTAACTAATCAAGAATCGTATAAAGGTCCTAAAATTTATATTTCAATTAACGATAGAAGAGAAGAACGTAATGAAAATCAAGATCAAGAAATGGAAAGTTCTTGGCATAATTTAATTGAACATTTCAGGAATACTATTGACCATAATGAACTTGATGAAATTGACCGTGAACGTGCTGAAGCGGAAGCATTTGCCAATAGTATAGTTCTTTCATCGGCTCGTAGATCTGGTGACGAATGGGCTCGAGCACAGCAACAACAGCAACGTGTTCGAGATCTTTGTACAATTGACGAAAGAAACAACAGACTTCTTGAGTCTTCTAACGCTAACTATGAAATGTACATGGAAGAAAACAGACTTCAAATTGAAAGAAATCAAGAAACTCAACGTCTATTAAGATTAGAAAGAGCCTCTACGAAAAATAAAACAATATCACAAATTCTATTTGACACAGTTGAAAATTTGGTAAACATAGACCAGAAACAAATAAAAACATGGTTACTGAGAATTGAGGATATTTTTGAGTTTAAAAACGATAAAGAATTGTTTAAGGTTATTTGTCTCCAAATAACCGAGTTTTTAAAAGAAGCAGATCTTACCGAAAATACAAGTCTTAGGGAGGCTTTGTATATTATAATTGAAAATGCCACTGAAACATGTGGAGATAGGATGGCTTTGTCCATTATATATATTGATATACAACACTCCTTAAATATACACAAGTTTGACCTTAACAAGCTTTTTAATATTTTAATAAATGGTTCGTGGACTCTACACGCCTTAGAAAATTTCTCTAGATATAAAGTTTCAACATTGAAAAGTGTGGATGAATTAGAAGTATATCTTGGATACATTATTATGCTTAAACAAGACCTTGATATTCCTGTAAACATTAAAAATATGTTATATTATTCTTGTAGTTGTATTACTGATCAAGACTTAGATGATGCTAAAAAATTTATTTTAAAGAACAGATACACCACAGAAACATGTAAATTTTTAAGCGAACAGGAAGTTTGGGTGAATGGATTGAACCACAATTTTCCACAAAAAATAAAAAATATCGTGGATGAAAGAACCCTAAATGAAAACTATGAGGAAGCATTTGAAACTTATAAAAACAAATTAGTAGAGTTAACAGTAAATTGTTGTAAAGATTTTCTTGAATTATAATAATTATGCTTATTTTAACCCTATTTGCTTTACTAACATTTTTTGTTTTTATGCTTTTTATAAGCATAAAAATAATCAAAATTTAAACGACAAGTCTTTTGTTTGGTTCCTCTTCCATCGAAAAAAATTGAATTTTAGAAAGATAATCTATAAAATAATAAAGTTATGAATGCTTTAATCGACTTGACAAAGTGTCGCGAATATATGACTATTAATATTGGTGGAAAGAACCACCAAGTTAAGTTATCTGGAACTATAAACGAACCATATTTTTGTGGTCGAGATGTGTGTGAAGTACTAGGGTATGAAGCACCCTTAAAAGCTTTACAACGTTATGTAGAAGATGAAGATAAAAATATATTGTCTAATATTATGGTTACAAGTAACCATACTTTGGGTAAAGAAAACTTTTCTTTTCGTGAAGGTCAAAACATTTTTATTTCAGAAACAGGACTTTATTCTTTAATATTGTCTTCTCAAGCACCTTTTGCTAAAGAATTTAAACGTTTAGTATGTAAAATCATACTTCCAAGTATAAGAAAATATGGTTCATATCAAGTTGAATCTCAACTTTCATTAGCAATGGAACAATTAGCCATAAAAGATACAGAATTAGAACAAGAAAAAGAAGCTAGAGTTAAGGCCGAACGCAAGGCTATTAGAATCAATAAATTTATGAAGAGAATAACCATTAAAGAAAATAAGGCAGAATGGATTTATATAGCCACAACTAAATTTTACTCTCGGGAACGTATCTTTAAGCCTGGTTCAACAATTCGTTTAAGTAGTCGTATTGGACCATATAATACTGGTCGACCAGTTGAAGACGCCTACTACTATTGTTGGGCTATGAGATGCTACAATAGCAAAGATGTTGATTATCACATTCAAAAACTCTTAGCCGACTTCAAACACAAGGATAATGCTGAACTAGTGGTAGGTATAAAATTTTTTGATTTAAAGGATATATTGACCTTTATCGTAAACAACTATGACGCTAGCGTTGACTATATCAACAATTTTATTAGAACTCGAATGGACGCCAGTTTGGAAGAAGAGGATGAACCGCCACCGCGCCTAGATTATAAACGTTTTACTGTTCAAATAGGGGAACACACAGAAACTATAGATTTGGAAGAAGAGGAGTCCGACTCTGTGAGAGAAGCTTTTGAAGATATTCTTCTGTCCCTAAAAGAACAAGAGGATAGTGAAATGTTGGTTCTACAAAGAAAAGACTTAATGACGCGACTCTCTAACAAGACTAATGCTCCTAAGAAGGACTTGTGGTACCAAATCAAAGAACTAACTGGATGGACAAATTCAAAAACAGAGATCAACGATGGAGGTTTCAAATACAAAATTGTTTACTAGGTGGTAGGTGGAAAGAACCTGCCTTACTAACATTTTTTGTTTTTATGCTTTTTATAAGCATAAAAATAATCAAAATTTAAACGACGCATTTTCCAATTTTGGATTTGATTGAATGAAAGTCTATGAATAATGTTGGATCTTTCCATTCAATATGGTTAATACAATCCACAAAGTATTGAAAACTTTTCATGTCTTTTGTTTTGGACATTGAGGACCAAAGTGCAAAACCATGAAGTAAACCGACTGTTCGAGTGTAACCACACGCAATCAGTTTATTGTACAAAGTTAAATTATCATGGCTCAACTTGACCAATTCGTCTGGTGATAAAATACGGTCAATTATACCATCACAATGAACATCTGGTATATGAAAATCAATAAGCTTGGTTGTGTCCACTTTGAGAACTTTATTTAGCATGTTGACGGTATGAGTTTTTAAGGTTGTTAGATCCCTTAAAATATTGACTTTTGCCCTAACGGGTCTGAGAACATAAAACAGAACCACGATTAGTAGTAGTGCGAGCGGTAATATCAATTGTTGCATGTTTATTTATTGTTAAATCAACCGTGTATTTAACCCAATTTGCCTTAAACCCAAAGGAACCATTAAAATTTTATTTTACAAGATGTGGTTGTTTTGGTTTAATTCCACCGTAAAAATTTCAAAAAAGATATCTTGTAAGAATTAATCCAATGTATAAAATGGATAACAAAATGGTTGAAAATAATCATGAAGCATTGACTGAGACAGAGAACCAGCCAACTGCCGTGAATTCTGAGGAAGAGTCTGTCGAAGTTGATACTGAATTGATTGATTCAATTAAAAATTTTATGGATGATTTATCCTCTGTAACAGATAATCAAAATTTTATGGATTATCACGCCATTGTAAATCGAATTGATGAAACAAAGGTTAAAGCATACTTGAAACTTATCAAAGGGTTTAAGGTCTTTTTTGACAATAACACTGAAGTTTTGAATGAAGGAAATTTTGATGGTTTAAATGACCCAAATATTTCATATGTTGCAGCGGGTGGTTCATTTGCCTTTAATATTCAAAAAACATTTCAAGAAGCCGAAGAAGGAGACCAAGATGTTATTAAGGATCATTTGAACTACATTTGGAATATTTTGAACAACACAAATAAAGGTCCAGAAGAAGTTTATATTGACAAAATTTTTAAAAATTTAAAGGCGCGTTTTTCTCCCGATCTGACTCGAGAAGAACAAATGGCGATTGCCAAAGATCTGTTTAGCGACTTTCAAAAACAAAACTTGGACATTTCTATTGTAGTCAAAGTGGCATGTCAAAAAGCCCGAAATTTGTTGTTGTCTAATGGTTCAGAAGACCATTCTCAAACTCTTGTATTGATTGATGCGGTTGAAGATATCGATATCAACAATTTTAACATGATTCAATTTATGGGACTAGTTGGTAAAATTGGAACTTTATTCGCCGATGGAGAACATAATCCTTTAAATGGATTGTTATCGAGTGTATTTGCTGATAACAACCTTATTCCCATCGACCAATTGAATTTGGAGGATGATTCAGACCATTAGTTTATATGATAAAATTTTAATGCTCTTAAAAAGCATTAAAATTAGATACGTAGTTAACCCGTTCGCTTCGCGAACGGGTCGACCTATCACAGTAAAACGTGCCACATGTGGCACGTTTCAAGTGAATGGGTTAATCCTTTTGATAAGCCCTTGACCGTAGGTCAAAGCTAAACGATGCCCGTCGGGCATCGGCTACTAATGGGTCCAAAGGACCCAAAAATTTAAAGGCATACCTTTTTATGCTTGAAAGGCATAAAAGAGTTAATAAATATGACTCTAGAAGACGAATGTAAACAACTCATGTATTATCGAGACAAAATAAAAGAATGCAAAAAGGGTGAAGAAGATACCAAAAATCGCATCATCTCTTATTTGAAAAATCATAATCAAGATGGGGTTATTTTTAAGCACAACAATAAACATGTTACGCTGTTGGTGGAAGCAACCAGTGTTAGGAAAAATGTTTCAAAAAAAGAAAAGGAAAAAAAGGTTCAAAATATCCTTGTGAACGCCGGTGTAAAAAATGTTGATTTAGCAACGCAAGAAATTATTAATGGTCTACGTCAAGTTGCACTCACAGATAAACCAAGCAAGGATAAGTTGAAGCTTAAAACCACAAAGTAGAAAATAAATCAGAAAATTGAATTTTATGGTCAAAAAATAACCATAAAATAAAAATCAAGATGGTCGCAAAACAAGATAAAAAATGGCGTAAGTGCGTCGTTGGAAAAGTGATCAAAGGAACATTAATAGTCTCGGTTTGCGCCATAAGTTTGGTTGCGCCGATAACATTACCCATTTTTGCCATTGTATCAATCTGTACTGGTTCAATATCATACATGTCGGGTCCGTTTATAATTTTGGATTTAAAGACTATTATAACCTTTATAATAGAGAGTTGAATCCCCTTTGCGGGAACCATAATCCAATCATTAATATTTGAAAAAATTGACATGGCGAAAACTTAGCATTTGGGTATAATGGTCAGTAGACCATTATATTTTTGCAATTTGACCAGAAAGAGAAGAGTTAAATGGCCAGATAATAAATGACTTCAACTGTAAACGGATTCACCGTACAAAAATCGACTAAAACACAATATGATACAGGTCAACCATGTGGATGTGGTCTTTGTTTTTGGACAACAACCAAACGTGCATGTGGTCAAACCGACCTGAAAGACGATTGGAATTTTGGTTCTGAAAATTGTTGTCTACCATTTTGCCCCGACAAGTTGCATTGTGCCAAACCAAATTCCGAAGAGTGTGCTATTGGAGTGGACTCTCACAAACGCGACCCGTTGTCGCACGTTACCTGGAATGGTAAAGGACCCAATCTTCAATGTATATTTGACGTAAACAAAATTAACACATTGGATCAGATTGACAGTTTCAAACAAAAATTTGGAACTACTGGCGACTTTAATGCTATTGTAGCCAACTATTGCCAACAATCTTCAGACACGTGTGTTATTGACCCAGATACCGGAAAAAACATGACTAAATGTTCCAGGTTAAAATCGACTGGAAAAGATGGAGAACTGTGCCGTGGTTGGTTTAACCAACAATCTAAAGGTGTGCAAGACACTGTTGTTCAAAATTATTGTGCGGTCAACAATACACCAGACTGCAAATGTGTCAATCGAGCTCAAAATGAGGTATATCGTAGCCTTAAAGTTGGAAAAGTTATCAATGATGGTTGTTGGTTCACGCCTTGTGCTAACCCACAGTCATATCTTCAGACAACCGAAGTGGAAAACCCAACTTGCCCGTCCAACTTCTGCGATGTCATCTATAACATTATCAAAGATAGAGATGTAACCATAGATAACATAAAAAACGATGTCAATTGTGTGTTCAAACCTGAACCTCCAAAACCACCACCACAACCGACTCCAACTCCTCCAATGCCTACCCCCCCACAACCGACACCACCAACTCCAGTTCCCCCACCACAACCTCCTATTCCAACACCACCAACCCCAGGACCAGGTCCTGCACCAGCTCCAAAACCTGTCCCACCTATGCCCACACCAACTCCAGTTCCACCTAAACCAACTCCTGTTCCACCTAAACCAACTCCTGTTCCACCTAAACCAACTCCTGTTCCACCAGCGCCAGGTCCACCCGCACCAGTGCCAGGTCCTGGTCCAAAACCACCATCTCCATTCGACAAGTTTGACTTGAAGAAAAATTATTTGGTTATAGCTTTCTTGGTGATCATAATTATGATTCCAATTTTTAAAGGTTCTCGAGACTTTATTTTTGGCAACATTTTCTTGGGTTTCATATTTATGGTTCTTTTAGGAGTCAACACATATAGTCTTCAAGGATATCTGAATAACAAGTTACCCTTGTAAATTTGACTCGATATGAGTGGGGTCAACTCAAATGACGGTAGCATAGTCCAAAATATGTCAATTGGCACTAGGTACTTTTTCAAATCCTAGGTTGGTAGTGGGAAAAATTTCAAGTTTTCAATTTTATGCTTATTACAAGCATAAAATTGGCTAGTGGGTAGTAACCACTTTCTTGGAAGCTGAAGGTAATATTGACCATAAAATAAAAAAATGGGAAATTTTTGGATCAATTAATATGACCATGTTTGACTACTTTTGGCAAGTTGTCGTTGGAAATCATGCTAGTCCCCTGACTAGCATGACATTTGATTGGTTTGGTTACGAAGGTGAAATTTGTCCCTTCGATAGATATGTCTGACAAGAAATTAATATACCTACCAATTTCTTAGGTGTTAAAATTGATACTGAAAATGGTTCAAGTAACCCTAAAATAAGAAAGGCTTTGGATAAAAGCCTTAGTCTCCTTGATATAATGAAGTTTATAAAAGTGACTAAATTTAAGCTTAATATGACCATGTTTGACTACTTTTGGCAAGTAGTGGTTGGAAATGTTACTCATACCCTGGTGAGTATGAGTGTTCTTAAATGGTTTGGTTATGATGGGGAATACTATAAACAACGACAAAATTTTAAGAAAATGTTGAAACAATAATATTCCCTATTATGAGTTGACACAAAAAGACAAGGAAATAGAACAATATCCAACTATACAAGAAGAATTACAATTAGTTCCTTCAAACGTTAAACACACTAAATTTTTGATTATGGAACCTGATGACCTTAAGATGGCTATCATGCAGCTTAAAACCAAAAATGGTCACATAATTAGACAATATTATATCGACCTTGAAAAGCTCCTTAAAATGTACGTTGAATATACGCTTTATTTTAACCATCGAGAGTCTCAAAGAAAAATAACCGATTTAGAACAGATGATGTCAGGTATGCGACTCGATATGAAGAAACAAGAAGAAATAATGCAACAACAGACTTCATACATGCGTTCTCTTGGCATTAGCCTTGAGGAAGTCAAAGATCAGAACCACGGTCTTCACAAACAAGTAAAGAAAGTTCAGCGTAAATTGGGGATCGCAGTCGAGGATAGAGCTCCACAACCTGAGGATCATGGTCCAAAGGACCATGATCGAGATCCGGCAAAGCCGGATCGAGACGAGTCGAAACGTGAACGTTTCGTTCTTATAAAACGTAACGACCCCGACTACTATCTGTATTTTACCATCAGAGCCCAAAACGATTATACTGAACGCAAGCTTAAATTTGAGAAGACGCATTTTCCTCAAATGGTGGTTCTATTGGACTTTAAGTGCAGCCCAAATTCGAAAACTTTGTTCAACAGAATTAAGGAGACTTTAAAGGCTAAAAATGTTACCTTCAAAGGGAACAATATCGACCTTGAAGATACTGATATAACAACCGAAGAGTTAATGGACGAAATGAAGGTTATCAACGAGGCAAGAAAAGAGGTTTAATGTTTCAATTATTTTATGGTTGAATATCCATAAAATAATAAATTGAATTGTACACGTAAAATTTACCCTAAAATAAAGATGGAAACTATACAAAAAGTATACTATGGTCCACGAGACGACTCATTTAAAAATTTTCTGATAAAAATTTTTAAATTTACTGGTGTTAATGAAGCCTATTTAAATAAGTACGTTAATGATCAAACGCTTCCATTATTTAACGTTGCTTTTACATCTTCGAGTGCAGATGAGCAACACAACTATGAACCTTTTGAACAAATGGGTGATTCAACCATTGGAAAATTTATTGTTTGGAGTTCATATGAAAAATTCCCACAACTTCGAGGAAAGTCAGAAGCCGTTGAGATT